ACAAATAACTCGTCTGGATAATTAAGGTGGTGTTGTTCCAGAGGGGATATAATGTCTAACTCAAAAAAGGGAAAAGCATAGTATTGACCTTTGCCGATACTTGAAGCTAGATCATTTTGATGCCATATTTTAAGACATGGTGCTGTATAGCTAAAGTTCTGATTATTTTGAATACATTCTTGTAGTAGCGGCTTTTCCTCGTCAGAATTAAAGCTAACACTATTTCCCATGGGGAATAAAGAAATATTTTTATTGATCTTATAGAGTTCTTTGAAGATATTTAAGGAAGTAATACCATAGCCGGTACCACCAATCGGACAATTTAGATTTAAGCTTTTCATTTTTCATGAATCCTATTGTGAGTATTATTTACCATAATGAATGTTGTTTTTTTACCAAAGTCTTTAATTCTAGAAGCACCAATATAAGTGCAGGCGCTACGCATACCTCCAAAAATGTCTTGAAGAATATCTTTTACTGGTCCCTTAAAAGGAACCTTAACGCACCTACCTTCGCTAGTTCTATAATTGGCAACACCATTATGGTGCTTATCCATAGCTTCTTTAGAACTCATGCCATAAAATTTAAGATTGATTTTTCTCTTTGGTCCTCCGTGTCCCGGATCAAATGGTTGCCAAAATGGCTCGGCTAAACCAACCCCAAAACCGGCTTGATATTCATATTCCCATTCTCCTTCGCATTCATCGCAACCAGCAAAAAAATTACCACACATAACAAAGTCTGCATTAGTACCAAACACCTTACAAACATCACCAACGTGTTTGCATCCTCCATCTCCGCAAATATGTCCACCAAGACCATGAGCAGCATCAGAACATTCCAAACAAGCAGATATCTGAGCATATCCCACGCCGGTTTTTAATCTAGTAGTACAAACGGACCCTGGGCCTATACCAACCTTGACTATATCTACTTTTCCATGAAGAATCAATTCTTCGACCATCTCTTGTGTTACTACATTACCCGCCATTATAACAACTTCTTCATATAGTTTACGAATATGTGCTACTGTTTTAACAAATTTTTCGCTATATCCATTGGCTACATCTACGCATATGTTTGGTAATAGCGCCCCCTTATCCTTGAGCATATTAAAAACATATATTAGCTTATCTATATCGGATGAGGATGTGCCAGTAGAATAAAAGCATAATTCTTTATGATTGTTGCCATTAGTTTCTGAATAATACTTAATTAATTGCTCAGGAGTATAATGTTTGTGTAGGGCGACTATGGCTTTATGATTACATACCTCATTAGCCATAGCAAAAGTACCAGTAGTATCCATATTAGCAACAACCACTGGAATAGCCGATAGTTTTCTAGGAGAATGAACAAAATGAAAATCTCTAACTATGTCAACTTCTGATCTGCTAGAGAGATTAGATCGTTTAGGTCTTATTAAGACATCATCAAAGTCTAGTTTCAAGTCAGTAATAATCTTTTGCATAATCAATATGATCCCTTAAGAAAATTATCAGTATCATAACAGTCCCATGATTTATGGTCTTCAAATCCTTTTTCAGAAACGCATATTTTAGGCCCGCTCATCATCCCCTTGCCTTTATAAGCTCTTAGAGCAGCTAAAATAGCGGTAGTATGATCCATAGAGTCTATGATATATTTTATCTGCCCAGACTTGATATAATATTTTGGCATTTTTATACAGCAAAGAAGTACCATCTTTTATGAGAGTCTATATTTTCCGAGGTATGAATATGCTGTAAGTAGTGCTCAATTTCCATCCAAGTAGAAAAAATCATCTGGTGTGGAATGGTTCCAAATAGCCAATCTGGAGTATGCTCCTTGCCTTGCTCCATATGAATAATAATAGGTTTCTTTTGTCTATTTGCCCAAAAAATTTCTTCTAATGTTCCACATGGGTGAACATTAATATCTAGATTGACTATCAAGAAATCGCTAATATCTACTAGTCTTAAATCAACTGCTCTAATAGTTTTCATCATAGCAGACAATTCATCATAGCGACGTTTTTCTTTAAGCTTTGTCTTTATAGTATGAGTATCAACATCTTCTAAACCAACTTCTGCTGGTTTACTAATTGGATTAAATACTACTATACCCATACGTTCTAAAAATGGCGTTATGCTCTCTCTCCATCCAGCACCTCTATCAGCCACACGATCCATAGCACCAGCTAAGTAAACTCTCTGATTTTTCAGTCTATTCATTGTCTTTAAAAATTGTCCTATTAAAAGTATTTTGTATCGAAAAAATATTCGATTAAGTTGGTACAAGTAGGAGCAGCTGGAATTTCTCCTTTACTGGTCTTGTATAAAACACAAATGCCTTTACATACTCCTATTAACATAGCAGCCGAAAGAGCGAAAACCATAAAACCTCCAATTTTTCCATGCCTCTACGGTATATTGTAATCCATCGGCAACGAGCGGCAAGCGTATGTTTTAGGGGTTCTGAGCCTCTGTCATCTTAATAACTTTTTTCATAACTTTTGCCCTATCCGTAAACATTGTAGCATGAAAAAATCTGCTCTCTTTTGGTATTTGTCTATGATCATGCACATGTGGGTTCCATAAATAGTCTAATTTGGTCCATGGTATATTAAATGTTTCTGGCATTTGTATATTATTACTACCACTATTTATTCCTAGCAAGTGCAGCATAGCGTCTTGTTCCCACCATCCGTCGCTTCTTGGAAGATTGTTGTGTTGCCATAATTCATGAAACCAAGATAAGCATTTTTTGTCTAAAGTCCAGACTCCGCAGTTTGGTACGAATCCTATTTGTACTTCATGTACTACCATGCCAACATGGGATTCCATATTTAGATCACCCATAATATCTTTATCGAATCTGCATATAACAACATCGGCATCTATCCACAGAACTCTATCATATTTCTCAAATAACTTACTAATTAATTCTATTTTCCACCACGAATAGTGTCTTTCTTTAGTCGATGTGCTAAAAAAAGATTCATTGGGTATGAATAAATCATAGTCGTGTATAGCAGCATATTTTTGTAAAGTTGGGACAGAAATATTCAATAGTTCTCTCTGGTTGCCAAAACCAAAAGATGTTAATACTTTTTGCATTTAATTATTTCTTTTTATAGTCGTAGATATATACGGTATGCTTACCCCATATGTCTTCAATAAGATCACTAATAAAATTCCAGTTCCCTCCAGCTAATCCGCTGCCAAACTTTGGAGCATGAATTTCTACGGAAGAGGGATTACTAGGAAAATCTGTGTTTTGATTAATGAATTGCGATATATGAACCATACATCTGACTAATGCTGCATAGTTAAGGGGCCTGACATTGCTTGGACTACGAACTCCATTTTGAGCAATCATATTTACAAAGTACAATTTATGCTTATATTTTGGCTCCTCATAAACATTTAGAAACTGAGGATGACCCAGATTGTTTTTAAGAAATGTTTTTCCAAGCATATGATAGTTAGCTTTGACCGAAGGATATCTATCGGCAACTGCTTTTGCAAAGCCAGCACCAAATAAGTCTATATTGTTGCATACATGAGGAACAAACACCGTACATCCTGCATGGGCCGAATGAAGTCTTTTTTCAATCGACTCAAAAAGATCAGTGTGTGTTATGAAACAATTAGAATTCCTATTTTTATTTGTCAGTTGCATTGATTTTACTCCATTTTCCTACAGGGCATTCTTGATCAGCCCAAGCTAGTTTATTCATGAATTTTGACTTATTACTAATCGAACATCCGCACACTTGACATTCCTCTTTTATATTATCGTAAAGATCGCAAGATAAACAAATAGAATATCTTTCAGATATTTCTTCTCTTGAGCTTTTCGGTAGTCCTGCATAGATATGAAAGAACAAAGATTTAATAAATGTTTTAATTTTCAGAAACATTATCTTTCATTACTTCTTTAATAGCTATAATAGTATTGTCTTTATCTAAGATATAAATAGGCTCAACATCTACTACAGAATTTGCTTCAAACCATTTTGGATTGCCGGACTTGAGATCATAAGATAAACGACATCCATTTTTTTTAAAATCCGAAGTTAAAAGATAGTTATGACTATCAGAAACAAAAGAATCTCCTGGTAATAGTTCTTCAATATATTTCATCGTTTTTATCCCAGTTTTCCCAGGTGTCCTCTTCTTCAAGCTCTTTTTTCTTTTGCTTAAATTGCTTATTTAGCTTATGTTGATCATAAGCTTCTTCGCTAACAAATTTTTTATTACGCTTCTTCTCTCTAAATTTATTATTTTTAGGAGGCTCGTCACGAAAATCAAAGTTTCTGTTCATTTTCTCTTAAGGTATCTAAAAGGTATCACATCCACGGAGATGATTCTTTACTATAGCCGTATGTATGATGAAGTCAAGGGGCCGCATAGTGTCTGGACTACTCTTTTATTATGGTGCAGGATAAAGGATGCCATAACCCTGATATTTTATACTTTGATATTTTGGGTCTGTCAAAGGTTTAGCCTTATTCTTAAAAGCTTCTATAAGATCTTCCATAGAAATTTTAAAACGACTATCGTTTTTTGTTTTTCTGAGATAGCTGAGATATAGTGCGGCGCATCCAACAGCGAATGGGGTACTCATACTAGTACCAGACATAATAGCATAACTATTATCTGGAACTGTGCTTAATATTTTATCTCCCGGAGCAAGAAAATCCAAGGAGTCTCCGCTGCAACTAAAAGATGTTCTTTCTAGTTTTTCATCTATAGCGGCTATACTAATAGTTTGTTTATATCTGGCTGGATACATAATCTCTGTATTAGGACCGGAGTTACCCGCAGCGCAAAAGATAATAATACCTTTAGAGTATGCATATTTGATCGCATTTTCTAGTTCTGTAGAACTCCTAGAAGAGCCTAAAGACATAGAAATAAAATCCGCTTTTTGGTCTGCAGCCCATATTATCGCATTGGAAATATTAGATATGTTACCATTACCTTTATCATCTAACGCTTTAATAGGGATAATTTTTGCTCTCGGAGCAACACCCACCATACCTTTTCCATTATCTATAGCTGCTATGGTTCCTGCCACATGGGTTCCGTGTGTAGCAACATCCAAAGGGGGTTTAGTAGGGTCTACAAAGTTTTTACCATCTAATAGATTGTCTTTTAAGTCTGGGTGGTCTAAATCACACCCAGTATCTATAACGGCTATTTTTGTATTCTCTCCTTTAGAGAATTTCCAATGGTTTGGGATATCAAATTTTTTAATTTCCCAACCATAAAATTCAGGATCATTAGGAGATAATCCATATACATTTTCTTTTATATATGGTAATAGGCTACAATCGTTTTTACGATTATTTCTTCTCATGGACATAATTCTCCATTGTGTTTATAATCCATTTATGATATAGACTAATTCTTGTATGACAGCTTTCATCGGTATATGTTGAGTCTGGTTTTTTATCTATCGCAACTACAGACGAATGGATTCCTGCAAGTTTTCCGTCTATAAAGAGACCACCCCCACTATCACCGCTTCCAATTAAAAACTCAAGCTCTGTGAACTTGTTGTGCCTCTTAGAAGGGGAGCAGACGAGAACATTTCGTTCTGTACCATCAATAAAATTTGAACCACCCCTTCTTTTTCCGTCCGATGTTTTTATTCCAGTATTAAATGTTCCAGTAAATCCCCATCCAGCCATACTGCAAACTTTGCCTATCTCATCGTCATTAGAATACAGTGGAGGATAGTATTCTAGTTTAAGTTCTTCTTCTACATAGCCTAATGCTATATCATGATATCCAAATTTTTCAGATTCATACTCTGGATAGCTGATCATTTTGGATACTTTATATTGCTTGTCTTCTGTTGTTATAGTCCAGGCTTCGCACTTTTCTACAACATGAGCAGCCGTCAATATCCAATGGGGATCAATAATAACGGCTGAACCACATGATAGTCCAACCCCATCAAAGCAACACAGTTTAACAACACTAGGAAACTTAGAGCCGTATTCAAGATGTTTACTATCAGGAGTATTAGGATCTATGGTTCCTGCTGATACAATGCTGGTTATGCATAGGAGTATGGCCCCTAGTAATGTAGTGGGTCTGATCATATCCTACTCCTTTATCAGCTAATCGATAAATTATGGTCTATTTTTTACTTTGTTAAGATACACCATAGAATCTTCAATAACCATTTTATTATAGCTCTTGAAGTTCATTAGGTGTCCAAATAGCAGATGGCATGGATCGGCGCATAAAGTGACCAAATTACCTGGATCTAATTCTAGCTCAGGAAATAAATGTACGGGTTTTATATGATGGACCTCTAGCTTTTTATCTCTACCACAAGAGATGCAATATGGATTATTTTTAATATGTTCTTTTCTTGCGTTTTGCCATTTAGGAGACCTTACTGCGTATCTGATTTTGTTCAGAAAATTAAACATATTATGTTCTTCTCAAATAATTGTAATAGGATAAAAATTTATCTATTTTAATGTTTTTTTTCTTATTGTGGCAGTCTTTAGCATAATAAAAGTCGTGTCCAAATCCTTCTACATGTCTAATATTTTTATTATATCCCCATTTAATCAAGTATGATGCTGTATCTATACAGTGGCGTCTTGGGCTTTTCTTGGGAGTATAGAGGCGTATAGAGTTGTCTGGATTTAACTGCCCCCAATACATTATAGAAAAATCATTATCTAGTAATGGTTGAATTTCAGTATATAGATCTGGATGAATAATATTATCATCATCATGAAATAGTATGCTGTCATTATCATTAAAAGAATAATTATCTAATACGTGATTTCTCGCTTTGACTCCATAAGCCCCAGTATCTACACAATTTAATATTTCTATATTATTATGGCTTTGAATAGGCAGATCGCCATGTTTATTGTCATAACAAATAATCCAATTTGCTTTAGTAGGAATAGTGTCTAATATTTTTAATAGATTAAAAGGTCTTGAACATGGGGTAATGATGTGTAGCATACTAGATCATAAAGTTTTATAATACCTTGGCGGCTATTAGACATCCCTTAGCAACGGCATGTAATGGATCAGATGCGTGTTTTACTTCTTTGATTGCAAGAGGAAATCCATTTTCTTCTAGCTTTTTAGCAAACTCCTCAATATATCCCGCAGCTTGCGAAGTACCACCAGCAACAATAATTGTTAATGGATTTTTAAACTTTGGCAAAGACTTGTGGTTGGTTAGGGCATGTGCTAGTTGTTTTGTTGTATAGTCTATTAGTCTCTCATAGTATGAAGACACTGCTCCCAAAATAGGACTATCGTTTGGTTCTCCTATTACAAAGCCACCGCCCTCTTTTTCTGCCTGTACAACACTATCTGGTTCTCCTGTTGCTACGGCACTCATGCGATCTACCCAGTCTCCGCTTTTTGTTGTACTAAATACTACAGTAGGTTCTCCATTTAACATGACACAAACATTTGTCATGCCAGCACCACAACTAATAGCAATTCCTGTATAATCTTCTATATCTAGTTCAGCATAGCATAATGCTTCAGCTTCATTAATAGCTTTAGCATTATAGCCACATTCACTTAATATGGTTTTTACTACATCTTCATGATATCCAACATCAAAATCTTCATCTTCTTGATCTACTGGTTGAGCAGGAACGCAAAAAACAAGCTGTTCATTTTTTTCAGAAGCCTGACCAACAACCTCTTTCAATATAAAAGCTAGGATCTTCTTTGCGTCTTTTTCTTTAGCAGAAACTACTCCTTTGTACATTGGTCTTTTTGCTGTGTCGTTTCTTTCTATTGCTTTTTCTATTGCATCTTTGCCTAAAAGAATAAAAGAGCCATCACTATCTTTAATAAAAACTTTCCCCGCTAGTCCTTTTTCTATCATCTTAGTGGCTACTGGTGTCGTTGGCTTGATAACATAAAAAGCGTCTCTAAAGTCTTTATAGACTACATTTTCATTTTGTTCATTCTTCTCTTTTGCAAATACTATATAGCTGGTACCTACATCTAATCCGCATCCGCTCATATATTGTCTCCATTAATATTAGTGATAAGGCCCCATCTTGTGCCATTTTTAATTCTAGTGATAACGCTTCTTGAAACCCCGTATATATTAGCAATTTCTTGATGCGTCTTATTTTGGGTCTTTATAATTTTTGTAACTTGTTTTTTAGTCAATTTGGTTTTTTTATTATGTCCTGCTTTAATTTTTGTTTTAATAGAATTTTTATTGCCATAATTGGGGTTTTTATTTCCAGTGCGACTTTTTGCTATTAATGACATTTTTTCTTTTGTTATTTGATTGTGTGTTTTTCCATAAAATGGATTATTCTTTCCATAAAGATTATCATAGTTTTTACTGATATTATAGCTGTGTTCAGCAATTTTTTCTACTTCTTGTTTTTCTAGCTTTTTTAAAAGCTCTTTATTACATTTAATTAATATCTCAAATTTAAAAGATTGTTTGCCGTATTTGTTCCAGGCATTTTGTAGTTTTTTATTATCATGAATATTTTTATTTAATTGATATTTATGTCGAATAAATCTATTTTTAATATCAATAGATTGACCTATATATCTTTTATTGTTTACGATATTAATGATTTGATAAATACCACAAATTTTCATAAATTATTTTTCATATTTTTAAGCTTGTTTATAGAGCTACTAATATTTTCATTGGAGTTTTTAATATCTCCTAACTGTTCATATTTTTTTTCTAGCTCATCTGTTTTGATATCAGTAACTACCTTAGTGTCATCTATATTAATTTTTGGTTTTGCCGCCTTGTTGTTTTCACTAAAAAAACTTCGTGGCTTATTTTCTCCATAAAATGATACACCATGAGTATCAACAGACCTAGATTTACCATAAAAATAGCCTATTAAAAATAAACACCCGCCAAATAAAAATCCTAAAATTAATGTTGGTATATTGATAGTAAAAGATATATCATTCATTATTTAGTAGCCATTCTTGAAATTTCTCTTTATTTTTATATCCGACTTTTCTTTTGATTTCTATGCTGTCTCTATAAAGCATATAGTCTGGGATAGTTCTAACCCTATATTCTTTGACCATATCCTTATTCTGATCAAAGTCTACAAAGCAAACAATTTTATCTTCAACTATATTTAGATTGGTTTTAATATCATTTTTCAGGATATTACAATATACACACCAATTAGCACCAAAGATAATAAGCAGGTCTTTTTTAGTGTCTGCTGCTAGAGCAAAAGCATCTGCTGGAGAATCAACAAAAATAGCAGGGGCCGCGAAAAGCCCCTGACTATTGTTGATCATAGATAAGATAAGTAGAAAAGTTAATATTGTTTTACGAAACATCTCCTAGAACTCTTCCTTTTTGAGTTCTAACCGCATAGCCCATCCTTACAAGATAAGGCTCAATGCTATTCTCGATAGTTTCAATAGCTATGCCAGTTAGTGATGATATACTTTTTAATCCCAAAGCTGCACCCTTAGACTTCTTTAGAACATCCAGATACATCTTATCATAGACATCTAGACCTCTTGAGTCAATACCCTGGTTATTAAATATCTCATCAATACTGACCTCTTTACCCTCATAAAAACTAGTGTAGTTTCTATACCATTGTAGTCTAGCGTTTAAAATTCTTGGTGTACCCTTACTCCTTTTTGCTATCTCAATAAGATCGTCTTCCTTAATGTTTAGTCCGAGCTTATCTGCGTTCGATCTGGCTAGTTTAGCTAGTTCATCACAACTATAATAGGAAAGATGCTCTTTAATAGTAAACCTATCATAGAAAGGTTGGCTTAAGCTACCACCGCTGGTAGTAGCCCCAATCAAAGTAAATAGTGGAAGATCAATAGTTTCAGGTTTATCTTCAACAGTAATATTAAGAACAAAATCTTCCATTACGGGATATAAAAATTCTTCTACTATCTTAGTCAGTCTATGAATCTCATCAATAAACAATACTGATTGAGGAGCAATCCCCATAAGATAAGGTAGTATATTTTTGATGCTTCGGATATTCGCAGCATTGATGGTATATAAGTTCACGCCTAGTTCGTTCGCTATGGAACTGGCTATTGTCGTTTTACCAAGGCCGGGAGGCCCGTCTATTAAAGTATGAGGCATCACGCTGCCCGACATTTTACAGCCGTGAGTGATGATTTTTAGTCTGTTGACCACTTCTGATTGACCAACAATATCATTAAAACAAGACGGTCTAATAACATTAATACTCATTTAAAGATCCTTTAATGATGCCAAAGTTTGTTTAACCAAAGATGATACGCTATCCACCGGATTTTTTCTATACGCACAAGATAGGAGTTCTATTGACTCCTGCTTATCGTAGCCATAGCCAATAAGTATTTTAACACAATTATTCAGTAGGTCAACAGGAATTTCTTGTTCTGTCAGACTATCTGATACCATAGGGTCTGAGGTATGCTGGACTACTGCTGGCTTCTTTTTTCTATTCGCGTACTTAAGCTTGAATCCATCTACTCTTTTTACCTTAAAAGTATTACCGCAATGGCATACTACTTTAAAGTTTTTTGTAGATGCTTCTAAAAAAGATAGCCAATGCGTTTCTCCGCACTGTTGGCATAAATATTTTAGATGGATATCGTGTTCAGTCGGTTTCTGGTTTAGAGTTTTGATCATCTTCTTCTTTCACCCAAAAAATAAAGTCGTTCTTTTCTGTATCAAAAGCGCTCTCAATAACACCGTCTACTACTAATTTTGTAAGTATATTACTTACCATTCTACTATTAAGATCTTCTATAATAAGCTGCAATATCTCGTCATTTATGCAATATCTTTTTTGCTTAGACTTTCTATTGATTTGAATCTTAGCTCTATTCTTAATTATTACTGTCGCTTCTTCATGTGATATTGTTTTATCAAGCTCTTCTTGATCTAAATCGCCTAATGATGCTAACGAAGCGGTTAGTGAATCATCTGCTATTTCATTGCTCTGACCAAAAAACTTGAAAACTAGTTGTCTAGAATTATCTACAAAACCCTCTAAATCATTGATATAAAACCACGGTTCGTTTTGATCTTTCATGATAATAGTGAAGCTCCATTATATTTTGGTATTTCAGTACATATAAGTTTAGCACTAAAAGTTGGTTTGTAAATAGCTACAACCCTATCAGACTTTCTGTCTCTTTCTATTATTGTTTCGGGTATCGCCCTATCTTCGTTAATTATTTTTTCTACAACACTAAGAGCTTCTGACATGGTATTAAATTCATTATTATACTGACTGCGATTAAAGGTAATTTCAAAATAGGTTTTCATAATCATTTTTTCTTTTTAAGTTCTGTTTGACAGTTATTGTGTTTATTGACAAAAGTTCTTTCAAAACCCAACTCAGCTAAAATCGGCATTTTATAGAAGGTGATAGTGAATCTTACATTGCCAGAATCATCAGACATTTTTGTCCATTCTATTCTTTTTGATTGACTCATATTGTTTGCCAAATCATAAGCTATGAATGGGGTCTCCGTTAACGAACCAAAAGCCATTGCTAAATATAAAAGTGCTGCTGGTAGCATCCTTATCCTTTAATTTAAAATGTCGAACAGTCCTTTATAGTAGTTCGGCAGTTGTAAAAAGTGAACCGCGTGTGATCTTAAGTGATTCTTGTAATCAGTATTTAGTTTGTCATGAACAAAGTATTTGGTTTTATAGATCGGCTCTTTGTAATGATTGTTCCCCAAATACAGGGAGTTTTTAAGGCTCCCTGACTTGGAGAAGTAATCATTCACAGGTAACGAACCTTTCGGAAAACTCGGGCCAATATACCATACGTTTGAAGGATATTCAACTATGTCATTTAGAGTATCATATAACATTTTCCCCCAAGCATCCCACGCAGCGGGATCAAACTTGAAATATTTTTTATAATGACTCTCTAAATTGTCCTGACTATCATCGTGGTCGTCGTAGTTGTCATCTTCATAATCTTCGTGCATATTTCACCCGATACAAAATTTGTCGCTGATTTTAGATGCCAGTTCCTTAGCAGAATTAGACAGGAATCTATTATTGCTAAAGTAGAGCGGCGTTGAGACTTGATTAAGGAACTCCACGACCGTCTTTAAAAGCTTGGTCTGAGAACCGTCAAGATCTAAATCCTCGCCCCCAGCGTCAACAGGAAGCGGCTCAAGAGAATCTGTATCGTCCTCGTCATCTACAGGAGATACTGGAGTAGGATCACCATAAGCCTTATTGAACATACCATGACCAGAATAGACATACTTTGTCTTGATATCGTCTGTGCTATTGGTATATGTGTTAAGGTTTAAAGAGTTCATCTGATTGGCAATAGTTGCAGCAACATTAACTGCTACTGGAACCCCCGTAATATCAGACTTCTTATAAGCCTTAGCATATTCCTTAAACCATTCATCGCTAGTCTTATTAGCAACAATATTAACCACAGCAGAAACGCCATCAAGAGCCTGTTTCAGTTGTTCGATATTTATCGGATTACCAGTTGATCCTGACAGAATACTAGTAAAGTAAGGTTGCTTACCCTCCCAACCTTTTCTCCACCAAGTATAAGGGATACGATAAATCTGGTTGATCTTGATAGCTCTGGCATCACCACCAAAATGATTTACCAGTTTCTTTTGAATACCACTCCAATAAGTCTTATGAGGATTGATATTGTTTGGATTTAGAATCCAGTAGCACTGATAGCCATTGCGAGTATCAACAACCCAGCTTGGCTTTACTGGAAAGCTATTGATCTGGTTCAAGAACTCCTTTTTCTTTTGCATGACGATACTGGGCTTAAAATAACGACCCTGATCATCTCGCCCAGCATCCATATCAACAAAACAAGCACGAATTCTACTAATCGCATATTGTTTACGTCCACCATTAACGTAGAAATAAGCATCAGCACCTTGACTATCATTTGCAATAGCAACGGTGGTAAGATGATCCGTATGATTCATGCTACTGATCTTCTTGCGAGGATCACCATTATAACAAAAAATCTGCTGACCACCAAAAGAATCAAAAAACTTATTTCGCAAAGTAATCTGATCTCTCGTTCCAATAGCACTATGAGTCTTATCAAACGGATTAAAAGCCAAAGTATCGCTAAACATTTGTTTTCCTTTTTCCACTTCCTGCCTACAGTTTTGATATTGGGACAGTAAACACTACCATCAAAAGCAATATCCAAAAAGATGGTAGAGGAATCGAACCTCTATTGTATGATAGTAAAAACTATATAGGTACTATCTTACAAGTTCCAAACACCACCTTGACTATCTAATTTCAATACTTTCCGTAGAGTCCATTATCCAAATCCGAATCATCCTCATCGCCTACATAATCCTCGTCCTCATCTTCGTCCTCATCATCAAACTGATCCCAATAGCTCTCATCATAGTCATTCAGATAATCGTCCTCATCATCCTCGTAATCGTCCTGACTAAAATCCGCCTTGTAAAGAGGCTTGAGAAGTTCACCCTCATACTCAGCAACCACTTCGTAGCGGCAAGTACGGAGCTTTTCATAGTTGCAATCACTAGGAACACTCACAACATCCTTGGGATTAATCTTAACGATTACGATACGGTCGCCAGCCTCCAGACTACCATAACCAGCGACATAATTCAATGCCCCAGCATGAAGTCCATTAGAACAACCACGACCACGATCATCGTCTACCTTAGATCGTGTCATCTCGCAGACCTTACCAACCCTATTGTCAAAAACTCCCCTATACTTGTCCTTAAAGTCTGAACGAACAGCCTTATAGGCGAGGAAGAAACCGTCCTCAGTAATCGGAAGATGCTCATGCTCCAAGAAATCGTACAGTTCCTTTTGGCTCTGCATACTTGGATTTTCCATGAGATTATTCAGGAAATTAACAAGGGGCTGGAAAGGCAGTCCTTTGCTCATAAACTCCAGAATTCTCTTACTAATACTACCATGAACTTCCTCACCCTCGTAGAGAACCTGTCCATTCTTGATCTCCACAAGACCGTCGCTAAAAGAAGCAACAGCCTTTTGAACATCAACAACTTCCAACAGTTCCTCTGCCGTAGCAGTAGGAAGTCTTTCCAGAATCAACTTATAGTTGATATGATCCGGCAACACCTGATAACTCTGGTTATTAAGAACCAGCGTCAAATTACCATCCACAAACATAAACGGAACAGCCATAATCCAAACTCCTAGTTTTTAGTTACGATACCTGTGATACTGTCATTTTACACTAATCGGCAAGCTTGTCAAGGGGTCTTGAGAAATTTCTGACTACTTGATCAAACTACTCAACTGAATCTTAAATAGGTCAATATTTTCCTGGCTCATCTGCTCAACCCAATCCCTGCTCTGCTTTCCATAGTATGAGCGATCTTCAATGATAGGATTCTGATTAGATTTAAGGTCTACCAGATTACCAGAGACTTGATGATTTCCCATAATAACCTTGAGCATAGGATTCTTGTCTACCTCAGTTTTAATCTTTTCCCTAATCTCAGAGATTCTCCATCTCTTCAAATCTTCCGTAGAAGTTCCACGGATAATCTTTAGATAAGCATCTGACTTACTATCACCAGCATACAAGTAATTAACAATCATTTTTGTCAAGGTGTTGTAGGCCAAATTAGCATTACGAATCTCCTTCCCATCAACATCCTCAATCCCCATCTCTTTCATAAGCTTAGAGATATGGGAAAGATATTCTGTTTGATTGAATCGTGGAATATTAAAAGGACTCACATGAACAGTATTAGCAAAGAACTCTGTGAGCATGGTCTTATTCAAACAATCCACAAGAGTCTTATTGCCGATAAACTTATCATAATCCAGACCAAAGATATTCAGCATATGAAACATAAACTGCTTATCTGTTGTTCCATGCTGGTAATACCTGTATCCTCCAGCCATCTTCTCTTCTTCAGCATAATCCTTCTTGCAGAATTCAATAAGCTTGTTGATAGATCCGAGATTCTTAAAGTGCTTTTGTGCTACAACTTTGAGTTGACGCTTCAGAAAATCATTGAAGTTAACAAGATTATAACCATCCTTCTCAAGCTTTTTAATGAAAGCTGTTTTGATAGCATAAATCTTACTATTGCCAATCAAGTCCTTGACTATGCTCTTTAGAGTATCCTCTTGGAGAGTTCTACTAATGCTATTGATCTCTGGGCAACCAGACTCAGGTTCAGTTCCATACCTCAACATGGGAACATAAACAATCTCATCTTGTTCCAGAAAATTCTCTAGCTGTTCTTCTGAAAGAATTCTCAGAGAAGTAGCATCATTGTAAGGATTAGTAATCTGCTTACTATCCTTATCATAACCGTGGATAAAAAATACGTCTTGGTCGCTGACACTACCATTAGAATTTCTATTATAAGACTTTCTTGGGCCAGAACTTTGTGTCAGATGCTTATAGTCTGAAACCTTGAGCAGATTTTCAGCCCCAACATCTTCGACCAGTTGATCAAACCCTTCGTTACTTTTTGTATGATCCTTAGTGTCGATCATCAGATAAGCAAAGCAATCGTTAGCATTACAATATCTTGTGAGAATTTTCTTGGCGCTTTCTTCACTCGCAACGTCGCACACAAAGAAAGCCATTGTACCCTTCTTCTTCTGGTTATTCCAGTAATAAGAACCTTTACCAGTAAGAGTTTCGTGATGGATTCTGTCTGTTAGAGCAACTTGGCGACGAGAACGATAGCCAGCAGTCTTGTAATTAAAAACGTACAGACTCTTACCGGCAGGAATTTTATATTCCAAGTCATTACCAGAATTAATAGGATGATCTTTGCCCTTGGGATCAGTCCAAGTAGCACCAACACCCCAGCCGCCAGCCAATTCATTCATAGTATAATATGAAGTAATTGCCTCTACCTTGTTTTGGGCGGCTTGAATTTTCTTGGAGAATTCTTCCTTCATCTCCATGTAAATTTCTTGGGTCTTTTTACGCAGAGTCTTGATCACATCTTTGGTATACTGCAAACCTTCACGGGAAACATCCATTTCCAGTTCACCGATACCAAAATCAAGCTCAAGATACAGGCCGGAGTTAAGAATCTCTCCAACGAAACTCTTCCAAGAATCAATATCTGCTTTCTGGAAAGCCCTATTCCACTTCTGGATATGATCAGGCATTTCTTCCTTCTCTTGACCAACGATCTGTGCGGTCTGAACAGGATAGGCAATATTACCCATAATAGCCACGATACCACTATCAATTCGGTGGTAGTTGCTGGGGAAATAACTGTTGTCATTATTGAGTCGGCAAACCCTCCAACCTTCACCACTGATGATGATATTGGTATTACTGTACTTATGATCTTGCAGATTATTACCGATACCACCTTCAAGGATGGGTTTCATGCGGAAATAGTGGAAGATTCTCTTAGCCTTGTCGGTAAACTCTTGAAAGTCATGCTGCTTAACAGCGAAACTAATCTCAAGACCATTAGGCTCAGACGTATTAGAAGTATTGAAAAGATTCAGAGTAGGAACTCCGCTCTCGTCAATCGCAGCAATATAGGTATACTTCTTACCGTTGTAATATGATGCAGTAGTGAAGCTCTTGGTGTATGCGAAGGGACTCTTAGATCCTAGACCAAGACAACCAACAAAATCATTACTATCATTCTTGTTGGACGCTCCGTAGGTTGTATACAAGTCCTCCATATCTTCCTGACTAAGACCAGTACCATAATCTCTCACCACAAAGGTGGGATTGGCAGCAGTGGGGAGAGTAACCTTAAAGGGATTCTTATTACCGGCAGAGATATGACTATCATAAGCATTAGTAGAAAGCTCACGAATCGCAGCCATAACCTTATCAGAATAAAGAGAGTCTGAAAGGATTTTAAACATTTTGCTCGTCTGAGCAATGTTAAACTGATTCCTGCTTGCAACGCCAATACTGTGAGTCTCAATCGTCCTATCTGCCAACTTCATCTTATTTCTCCAAAAGTGTTATCGTTCCTGTGATGGCTCAAGTATACCATCGGCAAACCGTCTTGTCAAGCATCACTTTTCTTTTGTTGTCTGTCTGAAATTATTTTAAAGCCTATGGCTATGTCTATCAGACCGAAAACTTTTAAAAGCAACACAGGCAAAGTGAATGTCAAGCCACCAACTAATATGCAAAGAAGTCCCATCATCCACACAACAAGCTTTGGCATCCAAGAAAATAATGATAGAAGATAACTAATTGGCCCGATAATTAGCACAGATATAAAAATGATTGTTACTAGTAGAGCTAAACTTGCCATTAATAGTTTTCTTCTTCGTCATTGTTTTCTTCTTCAAGATCGTATTCGTTATGTTCGTAGGGACTCCATTCTGTCTCTTCTTCATCTAGATCTTGTTCTTCGTCTTCTTCTTCTTCTGTTATTAGTATCACAAAAGTATTTAGAATCTCGGTAACATTGTCTATTTTTTGATCTAGTCCTTTTAGTTTGTTTTCAATAGCCTTGATAGATTTTTTAAGATCAATAATGTCTTTAGATAAAGAACTATCCATATTATGAATCTCCTTATTGCTTTTAATAATTTCTTTGAGGATATTATCTATTTCTTTAGACATTGTTTTCTCTTTATTTTAGGCGTTTATATTCTTTAATATCTCCATTTTCAACAATCTTTTTATCCTCGTATGGCTCACCAACACGACGATAAAACTCTTGCTTGATATTTTCTAATACACCAGTAATCATAGCAATCTTGGGATAAGATGGTTCGTTCATTAAAGAGCTTAAAATACGAGAAAAACAGTAGTTGATATCTCCTAAAATAGTCAGGAATTCATTATTATCCATATGCCCCTGTAATCCTTTCGGGGTATTGATACAATCTGTGAGCTTATCTATACAGTTATCAAGTTGACTTCTTAGGTCTTCTTTTATATATGGCATTTATTCTCCAGTACATTTACATTGGTATCTTAAACAATATGAACATTTGGGGCCGGGATCAACATTGCCAAAATAATTTGCATCTCCAGCCCAAGTCTCTTTTCCAGTATCTATACAAACTAAACATTTCTTATTGTCTCTTGTAATATAACCAAGGTTATCCCAATGACAATCCCAAAATTTAAGCTTGGTTTTTGATTGAATCTTATCAACTAGCTTCTGTATTTTACTTAGAGATACCGTGTCTTTATTGATTGTTTTGGCTACTTCAGTAATATATCCCCATCCACTTTTTTGTCCAGGAAATAATGTCTCATACTTTATCTTGCATAATTTAGAGAGTACTTTTGGTGCAAGATCGAACTTGCTTAATTTAATCTGGACTTTTCTAGCGTATTCGGCTCTCTTTTTTGATATGAATTCCTTAAAGGCTAAATGCTTATTATTGCTGATACAATAAAACGTACAGTATCCACCATTGTCGTGATGCGAGAATAGGTCGATGGTGTATTTATTGTCGGTCATATTAATATGATATAACTTTTGGTTCTTCGCCGGTTAAATCTAGCAAAAAATTCAAGGCGTTATCAAGATCAAAAAATTCAGCAAGAAATCTACCGGGACGAGTATCGTGCTTATGAAACCTAGCATAGATATGATAGAATGGTTCATCATAAGCATTGTTGTCTTTTTCTAAATATTCAGCAGCCGTCTTAACTTCTTCTATGTATGTGCCGCCATCATAATCATGATACTCTCTAACTGTAACAAGTTCTAGTTCCATTATTCTAGACTTTGGATGATTAAATGGTACTATAGATTTACAGAGAGTATTTCCATTATGTCTCATGGCTTTAATCTAAAAAGAGGTACTACCGTATCCTGATTAATGTATGGATTATTTTGAAGTCTCAGATCAAACAAATCTCCCTTATCATTTATTCTAGCCCAAGCAACAGGACTTTCAAGAGAATCTTTTAAAGCTTGCATCTTCTCAGATATTGCTAGATATTCATTAGTTTGTTCAACAGCAAACTCATTAGACCTATAGACTTCTGTAGCCCACTCTTTATTTTTCTCTCTTAATTTTTTTAGTTCATCCTTGGCATTTTGTACAAAGAAAAGATCAGCACCGCTTGCCCAAGCAAAATCAATAATAGACTCAAGAGGATTAGAGTGCTTATTCATACTATGCTTTCTTGTTTGAGAAGTTCATATAGAAATGATTTTTTATCACATTTATATATTAGCTCATCTTGGTTTAGGCATTTTGAGTTACACCAATGAACAAATTCAACTTGGTTAATTGGACGAGACGTAGAATCAACAAAGAAGTCTAATCCACACTCTATGCTATTCTTAGAAATGTGCTCTTGAAGTGAGTGTTCATTAATATATTTACCTATTATTCTCATGCAGTCGTACCATTTGATTTGATGGGCGGTATCTTTATTTATCTCCCTATTCATTTGCTCCAGACATTGAGCTATAAATGGAGCATTGGGTGGGGTTTTCATAACAAAAGTATTAACAATATTACGCATACCATGATGAGCAAAGTAATATGTTCGATCTGTTGGAAGGTTTAAAGGAGCAACGTCTAATTGAGAATACCATCCCCCATATTTATTTAAAAGAGCCATTTCAAATATATCAGACCAATGAGCATACGATCCTTTACCATCATTAGCCAGATTGATGTTTTCTCTGTCTCCTTGAAAAGTAAACATGGAATCTGAAGGCATAATTTCTGAAGCGTTTTTACAAACTACTCCACTAGGAACATTCTCTATACTAGAATAACTCCATAGATAAGGAGTTATATTGTGTCTTTGCCACAGCTTAATGGATAGAATAGCCAGAGGAGGAAGTTTATTTCCTATCCATACAGTATGAACAATATTATCGTTAATATCTTGATCCATATAGTTTCCTAGTTCTAGAAATGTCCTTCTTATGTTATCTTCCCAATTGTCATATTCTTCGATCATTCTAAGATAGAAATTTCTACACCCTTAAATTGAGGCTTATAATATCCTGTCAAACT